ACAGTTCCATCAATAGTAATTGTTGCTGTTCTATTGACGAAAGGTGCTGCGGTATTTCTCCAAGAACTAGCTTCTATAACATAATTACCACTAGTATTTGCAGTAAAGGTATATGTTGCATCCCAGCTACGATATGCGGTAATATTATTACCAGTTGCCCACATACCATTTGTTTTTAAGAAGTTACCCCAAGTAGCATCTGTCTTTGTGGATCTAAAAATTAAGTTGGCATTGGTATTTGCGTTTGTAATTAACGATCCGGCAACACCTCTTATCGTTCCTGATACATTTAATGGCGAAACTCCAGTTGAGAGTCTTCCACTAGCAGTAGCAGATCCTGAAACATAAATTCCATTTTCATTGAATGTACCATTCTGTAGTATGGCGTCAGCTAGATATTCGGGTGCACCATCAATGTCAAATAGAGCCAAATTATAAGAAGTTGATGCTCCTGGTACCTGAGTTACTCCTAACACTCTTCCTATAGGATAAAATACGTTGGCTGTCTCAAAACCTACAATGTCATCTTCTCTGAAAACTCCAGATACATTATCTACTCTAATTACGTTAGGGCTTACAATGTCCTTTGTTACATCTACCCCATCAAAAAACGCTTTCAATTTCGCATTAGATAGCAATCCGGATGCTTTGAATCGAATTCTTTGTGGGCGAATGTAACCAAGTATTCCAATATTTGTTATATAACCATTGTTTAAGCCAATGGTTGAATTCAATGAAGATAATCCTGAATTGGTAACATTTTGTAATTGATCACCATATACATTAAATGTTTGTGTCACCGCAGTTGTTTGTATGTTTCCAGCAGTAGTTATAGTTGTACTGCTACCAGAAAGAACTGAATATGGCGTGCCTGGAATGCTATTATAATTGCCAGCATTTTGATATAGGTTTGTTCCACTTTCTTGAAATATTTGTAGTCTTGGATCTGTTATTAGAACCGCAGGTGCTTGTTGATTATCTATCCAATTATCCATAGGAGGACATAATTGCATAGATCCTTCATTTCTGATAACACCAAATGGATTTACAGATATTACGCTACTTGCTAATGTTTGCATCGTAATATTTGCACTCGTATATGGTAGAGTGTATATGTTTGTGCCACCAGCAATTGTGTGAACAAAGAACGAATTTGTTTGTTTTAATGTTCCTAGTGAATTCAGAACTATAGGATTTTTTAGTGCTAAGTTATCTACAATAGTCTTAGGTGATAATTGTTTTTTCACAATGTCAATTTTAGCATTAAATCCTTCAGAAAGTCTTGTATCTGCTGTTGCATATGTAGAAAAATCATCTACAAGAATACCATTCTTAAATCTATTCAAGCCATTTGAATCTGGGATTTGTAATGACTGTGCGTTCTGTTCCAACAAACTTAGTGCAGTATAGTATTCAAGATTGTTAACACGGTCCTGTAAATCTGTAATATCTCGTTTAATCCAGTTTTTGTGTTGTACTCTTTCTATACTATAATTTGACTGTTGTGTTGTAGTATCTTCACCCGGAATATAACCTGTATAAGGATCGAGAGTCATCTTTGCAAGCAATAGTGCTCCGTCAGGTTCAGCCGGGAATGTAGGATTAACAGAAGGTGTTCCTAGAATAATATCAATTGTATTATCTTTTGTTATAATAAGTTTATCTTTTCTTCCCAAATAGTATGCATAATCATGTGTAAAGTAACTTAAGTTTTGAGGAATTAAAATACCACTATCATCAGGTGCAGATGGATTTCCAGTATATTCTAAAGTAAACGGAACTGAAGAAACAGTACCAGATGGTGCTTGTCTAGCAGGTCTAAAATCTAAACTGTCAGTTAATCTATAATTAACACCCGCTTTACTTGTGTATTGACCAATTTCTCTATATTGATCTGGTGAAGAAGATATTGGCGTTAAATAAGAATTTACATCAAAATATCCATCTCCACCAGTATGTGCATAGTAATCAAAAATAACCAATAGATTTCCTAGTGGTCTAGAGGCTCCTGGTTTCAATCTAACAGCAGAAAAATCATAATAGGTATCTTTTTGTCCATTGTCTAATAAGAATAAACTAGTTACGTCAAATGAAGAATCAGACAACATTGATATTGTTGGTACTGTTACTGACGATTTTGTACTAATAATTTTTCTAATTTTCTTAACATCAGAAACGTATAATGATGTTGTTTTTTCTACCGCAGCTTCTTTAATATAAACTTGTCCATTTGTCAGGTCAAGATAGGTATTAGAAGCAACAATCGCTGTAGGACCAGCATAACTTACTATTTGAGTATTTCCCACTACAAGATTTTTTGCCTTTAAGACTAGCGTTGAGTTGTCAGCATTTCCTACAGAAACTCCAGAAATAACGTCTACTGTTACTGTACCGTAAGCAGGTGTTGTGAATGTTGCTGTTTTTTGATCCGAAGAAATAACAACAGTATTTCCAGAAGATACAAAATCTAGAATTTGTCTATTTGCCCGATTAACTACAGTAAAGTTTTGTTTAATAGCATCTGATGATAATGTTCCTGTTCCAATAAATTTGATGTTTGCAGCATCAACAGGAAGCGATAGAGTCAATACAAAATTTCCACCTGAACTGGTGAATGACTTTGATCTGAAAACTTTTTGTGAAACATAGCTGCTATCAGAAATATTTGACACATATGGATAACCAACAGTGAACAATAGTTCTGGTTGATTAGGATTGTATAATATTGTATCACCAGTAAACAATCCGTTAAATTTTCCTGCATTCGGTATGTTAGCAGATGCAGTTCTAACAGTAGGTGTTGCTGGACCATTTGGTACATTAACTAAAGACTCAATATCTGCTGTTGAGAATAGCAAATTAAATGTAGTAGAATTTGTAGGATTTAATGTGAATGGCGAATTAACTGTTGCTGTTTTTGTTGTACCATCATAAGACACAATTTCTCTTACGTCAGTATAACCAGAAGTTAATGCTGAAATCTTTACACCAAAATATGCATTTGCAACAGAAGAAAACTTTCCGTTAGTGTCATTGAATTGAATTGTTGTTGCAGATGATCCTGCTGCTACTGCTGTACCACTTAGAGTATTTGCACTTACATCGGTAATATACATCTTATATGCATATGACAATGTGTCAGAATCCGATACGCTGCTTTCATAATCAATATTTCTTAGGAAAGCAGAACCAATTAAAGTAGCAGAATAAGTTACTGAGTTTGTTGAAACAATATTTGAATTGGCTACACAATGTAAATCAATTTTTGGCATTGTGGTAATATCAAAAGTGCCAGAAACATTATTTGCTAATACATAAGAACCATAATCAACATAAACTTGATTATTATTAATGACGTTGTTTGATCTTGCTCTAGGGGTAGAGAATGCTACATCTGACTGATTTTCTACTCTATATCCACGAATATATGCTAATCCTTTACTGACTTTTAAATCATAAAGATCCTGATTTATAGTATTTGCAGTTGGTGTAAATCTAAATTCATTAACAATGAAATCACCATCTGTTTCGTATGTGCGTTTTGAAATGTAGTCATCAATAACAGAGTATACTGTTCCATCAATTTGTTTTAGAATTTTACCATTCTCAAGTCTGACAAGTTCAATAAATTGATCATCATTACCTGGTGTAAGAGGTAATACAACTAATTCTAATGAAATTTTAAATCTGTCTGCACCTGGTGCTTGATAGTTAGATGCTCCTACAGCAGGATCAAGAAGTGAAGGATCATCAATATAATCGACAATGGTTTCTGTGATTGAAAGTCCTACACGACCGCTTGGGCTGCTGCTATATTTGTCTAGAATAATCGTTTGTGGTAAAACACTTATGAAATTACCAATTGAATATTTGTTATATGTTCCGTCTGGATTTTGAACGTTTGAAGTATTATATCCATTGATGACGTAAAAGACACCATTTGAGATCGATGCTGTTGAAGATGCACCTGTACATGTTTGTAATGCTGGATTTGTACCTATAGTGGTAGCAGAGAAATTCGATCCATCAGTGCAAATAACTGTAGATGCATCATTAAACTTAGCTCCAGAATAATAAGTTACGACAAGTGTTGGAGGATCAGCAATAGTTCCTTCTGATACTGCAATAACTTTTGCTCTAACAATTCCATTTGAATCTTGAATATCTTTGTTTAAAAAGTTATTAACATCAATATCAACACCAGAAAACTGAGTTTGCAATTTTATAAAAAAAGCACCAATGTTTCCTATAGCTGAAAAGTTAAGTGAAACTCTTCCTCCACTTACAGGAGTATTTTGACTAAAGATGGCATCAGCAAAACTACTAATTTGATTTTGCAGAATAGTTTGAGATTGTGTTAATTCTCTTGCCTGTACGGCATAACCTGGCTTGAAAAGTATTCTATGAAAATTCTTTGATGGGTCAAAGTCATCATAATATGGGTCAACATTGAAATTTAGAGCCATTTTTTTTCCTTAATATCCTAATACAAATCGTAATTGTTCTATTCCGTCGGCACTTCTTTGAACTGAGCTTCTGTTTTCAACAAACATTATATGCCCAGAAAAAATATCATAATCTGGATTACTTATTGATAAGGTTGTTCTTGCAGTACCAGAAATATTTCCAAAAAGTGTAGCATTAACTACAGGTGTTCCTACAGTATTTATCAATCTAAGTACACCGGTTGCATCATCAAAACTTAAAACTGTTGCTGTAAATGTTGCTGTTGATAGACTAGTTCCTTGATAAACGATTTCATCAGCAAGATAAGTTCCTGTTCCGCTTACAAGAACAAGGTCTGTAGTTGTTTTAAAGATTTCTGAATTCGCTACGTCAGGATAGTTTCCTTGCGAATAAGGATTAACTATAAGTCCTATCTGACGAAAATCTATATCTGTAGGAAGCAATCCATTTTCATCTCCATCAAACTCTACAGTAAACATTACATGAGCGCAACCTAATTCTGATATTGGATCTGTTCCATGTCCCGATATTGGAGAAACTGGAGCTATTGCTTCTGCACCAGAACCTTCACTGGTAGTTATAGTTACATTGGCATAAGTGTAGTTCGAACCAGGATTGGTGACCACAATGTTAGTGATGACGTTGCTGACTACGGTTGCTGTTCCTGTTGCACCTGTTCCGTCACCTGTAACTGTTATTGTGATTGGATTGTTTGCTGGATTATATCCTGAACCACCTTCAAGAACATTAATAACATCAATGTTTCCTGATCCTGCTGGTGTAGTTTGCCATGGTGGATAATATTGAGATGTTGGTCCTGGTCTACCAATGGGAATAGGAATCCATACGGTGTCCATAAACTTCAGTTTTGAACCTATGTCAACACTGTACATGTATTTCCACTTATAACCATCAGCACCTAGGTATAGATTATTTGAGGTATATGTGCCTGGTTGAAAGTAAGGTTCATCGGATACTACACCACCATTATTATTCCAAAGACACTTAAACACTTGATCAAAACGATTCTTAATGTAAAACTTTCTGACTAAAAAACCATTTTCATCCAATTCTAACATATCAACATCATCACGATAGTAATCATATGTTTCTCCTGCTTCCCAGTTGATTCTTTCGATAACAGGAGAAATATTATTTGTTCCTACTTTTTTAGCAACGAAAATATTTTTGTATATTTTCTTTAGATTTTTTTGATCTTGAGTTGGTAAAGGAGGAGCATTTTCGTTTGGCCAAGGATCAACTTTTGCTAAAAAGCAATAAAAAGTTTCCACAAAAGCGTTTGTAGAAAGTATCTGAGCAACAGGAGAATAATACTGCTCTCTGACTCCTGTTAGCCTTGCTCCGTATGTAACTATATTTTGATTTGCCATAATTTATTTATTAAGCGAATAGAATTGATACAAAGGTGTTTGCGTTGTCACCATCAATGCTAAAGTACCTTAGGTACGCAGAGCTAGTTGCTGACATTGTAAATGTTGTTGCATTAACACTAGAATTCAATGCGGTACAACCATGCGTAACTGTTCTTGGATTAGCACTAGTATTGGTTAACCAAACTTCAACAACTTTACCATAAACATAATTTGAAAGTGAGATATTTAAATCAGCAGTCAATTCTGCTTTAATTAATGATGTTGTTGAAAAATTAATTGTAAATGCTGTCTGAGCACCAGGCAAAACTGTTGGTGTATATATGAATCCTTTTTCTGGTGACACAGTACCAGTAAAATATACAGAATCGGCATTAAATGAAGCAATTTCATTAACAACATTTGAACCTGTAGGTGTATTCCAGAATCTTATTCTGGAACCACGATTTGTGTCTGAATGATTTTCAGTAGCAACAAAATCAATTCTTGCATCACCAAATGGTGCATATCCTGTAGTACCATATGAGTTACCAGCAATACGCAACAGAATATCATTGTTCTGTGTTGCCGTTGGTGAAGTTACCGTACCTCTTGCGTTTCTACCAGCAATAATAGGATATGCTGTATTTGATGTACCAAAAGAATCAATCAACACTCTGGCTGGTGTGTTTGCTTTGCTGGTTAATTGCATCAATGTGCCAGCTTGTGTTGGGGTCTGTGAACTTCCTGCTCCTGTGATTGTTAATGCTGCCTCTGTTGCAGAAAATAGACTGTTGGCAAGAACCATTGTGCTATTAACTGTGACGGTACCTGTCATGTAGGTATTAGCATTCATCGTCACATTACCGATTAATGTGCTTGTTCCACTAACAATCAAATTTCCAGTTGTGACTGGTCCCGAAGTTGATTGTATACCTTGAGCAATTAAGTTTCCTGTCAATTGTAGATCGCCAGCAAATATGCCTGATGCATTTGCTAATGCATTGTTTGCTTTAGTGTATGCACTATTAGCAGTAAATGCTGCCATTGAAGCAAAGGTATTAACTGCTGTTATATTTGTATTTTGTGTTGTATTGATTGTACCTTCAGCATTAGCTTTTCCAAATGCTGCTAATGCTAGAGTATTGATTGCTACAGTATTTGCTGCTGCTACGTTTGCTGTAGCAAAAGCTTCTTGTGAAAAGTTTGCTGATGCCGCTGCTGTATTTTGAGATGTTCCGTCAGCAAATATAATAGGTTTCTTAGTCAATCTAAAACCAGTATCGTCAATCATTCTTGCAACTACATTTGATTGCTCATACCCCCCAAGAACAAACTCAATTTGCTTTCCTGAAGTGATAGAACCTATCATCAAGTTACCACCAGGATCACTAGTGCCATCACCAGCAACAATTAAGTATCCATCTAGTGGACTAATACTGTAGTTGGAGTTATTGATACCAAAATCAACATAATAAGTAGTATCCGTGCCAACATCAGCAGTTGCAACATAATCTGCTGAACCATTTGCTACACTATTCAACAGATTGATTTGTAGATACGCTTCAGCATCTCCAGCAAACTGAGCAACAACATTTGGTAATGTAATAGGATTATCTCCAACGTTTAGAACATTATTTGCATAAAGTCTTTCTGCCAGTTGAGTTGCAGTAAATTTACCAGTGATTCCTGTTGGAATATCAACTCCAAGAAATAGACTGTTTGAAGTATTTGCATTTAACCCACCAGGAATATTTGGTAGTTGCGAAATCTTTACGGTACTCATTCTTTTATCCTATTAAAATTATTTCGTCGTTTTCTGTTACTATTGTTTGGCCCGATTCTGTGACAAGCTCTGGGAAGTATTGTAATCCTAATGGCCCATAGATGACAATCTGATTCTGTTTAGTGATATCTCCACCTGCTGAGAATGTTCGAACAACACTCAAATTCGCACCAGCGTTTGCAGTCACCGCAGATGAAAGAACAATATTACCCGTTTCGTAATTAATAGAAGAAACTGTTCTTATTGCACCATTTACTTTAACTTGATCACCGACATACACGATGTCTTTTAGTGGATATGCAGTATTACTGTAAACACCATTATTAATGATATTGTAGGTGCCAGTTAGTGATAATATATTTATTGTGGTACATGAAGAAACAGCAGAAATATTTGCAACATTCGGGAAAGTTAACCAAGTATTTGCAGCTATTGTGATGCTGTTTGTTGCAGGATTTATAGAAGTAATCTCAGAATGAACATTTGGTCCGTTTGTTGGTCCTAAAGAGATAGTGCTATTTGCAAAAATAAAGTTTGCAATATTGACTCCGCTACCCAAATTATAGAAAGTAATCACATTACTGCTTAAGTCTGTAAAGTCTGTTTGAATTACAGCATTAGCAGCAGCAACACTGGTATAGAAGTATAAAGTTTTTGCTTGGAATGCAGAATCAAGAATATGTAAATCTAAAGCATTATTTGATTTTAGTGCATATCTTCCACGAATTTTTGTTCCTGATGGATGAAGTAGATTGAGTAATGTTTCTCTGTATTTTGCAATCTCTTTTTCTACAGTAATCTGATAAGTAAATTGATTATGATTTTCATCCTGTAGAATACTAAATGCACTAGGCTGACCTCTACTGTCTAGATATTGTCCTTGGCTGAATGTTAATCCATTTAAGAATGTAGTATCCGCTTTTGCAGTTCCATCACCGTAAGTTTTAATACCGTTTGTAAATTGAGGGCTTCCAGTAAAGAAATAATTTTCTGGATAATTGGTACTAACAATGTCCAACACCACATCTTGATTTGGTATTTTTAATTGTAAAGCTGGATTTGGTGTTGAGTTGTAATTATACAATCTAAGTCTGAACTTTGCTAGTGGTTCAATCAAGTTAGGTTCAAGTATACTGAAAGAATCAACACGGGCAGTATAGGTTGCAACATTTAAATTAGCTCCTTGGAAAATTGTATTTCCTGTTTGAACTAATAGATTAAAGTTTACATTTGAAACAATAACATCTTGAACTTTCAGAGAAGTCGATGGCGCAGAGACATAATCTTCTCCTGGATTTGTTACGTTGATTGTAGTAATAGATCCGATACGATCAGTTGCTAACGCAAACTGTGCTCCTTGACCTAAAATTCCATCAACATATAAATTAGCACTTGTTCCACCAGAAGATATTACATTTAATGTTGGTAGAGCATCTAATCTATATCCCATTCCTCCTTGAGGATAAATGTAATCACCAGGAACGTAGGCTACTTCAGCAATTGCACCATTTGCATACACGCTGGTTACGTTTGCATAAGCACCATAGCCTGAACCGCCAGTAAATGTGATTACGTCATTATTAGCATATCCTGTTCCAGCATCTCTTATTTGTATTGGTGCTAATATTCCCAATGAACCTAAATCTCCAGGTGATGCACTGAAATCTGTTGGGTACGTTGAAACTGCTTGTACGCTGATTGAGTTTGCTGCACTAATGCCTCCGCCACCATTTACAACAGAAACCGAAGTTATAGGAAACGCAAAGAAAGATACGGTATTTGAAAATGCGTTTGCTAAAGTTGTATTAGCGTTAGCAGTAGAGTTAATAAATGAGTATATTGCATTTCCTATAGGAACATTAGCAGAGAAAGCAATACTATTAGGAATAATCAAGCGGACGTTAGCTACCAATCTTGCAGCAGGATTAAAGTTTGCTACTTCTGCGGCAGCTCCTTGAGCATTTGTTAGAACGATATCTGTATTACCGTTTGCATTGTAACCATATCCACCAGCCAATACACTAATTCTTTGTATCGATCCTAATGTTACAGTGCCTACTGTTGCTGCTGCTCCAATTCCGGTATTTGAATTCAATCCACCATAGAAAACAACTGGATCACCAGCTTTGTATAATTGTCCTCTGAAGTTTGGATTGATTCTTACTTGACCAATCTGTCCAATAATTTTAGCACGAAGTTCTTCACCATTAAATAAAACTGGTTGATTGAATGCATCAACGACTTTTGCAAACTCTCCTGATTGAAAAAGTCTAGAGATATTTGATATAAAAACTTCTGTTTTTGTATTTGCTGTTACAGCATTTTCAATCGTAGCAATTGTCTTTGATGTTTCACCAAATAATCTGAGATTTTTCGTTGAAAGAAAGTTTGAATCATCAGAAGCCAAACGAACACTTTTCGCAACGTACCAAGCACCATCAGATGCCTTAAGAACAGAATCATTCGTATTAAAATACTCAAAGTCGGAATCGTAAAGTAATCTGAATAGAAAACTATACGATGCTGGAGTTCCTTTTGATCTGTATAATTGACGAGCAATTTTTATTGCTTTTCTTTTGTCAATTAATGCATCTTCTGGAAAATACGGAAGAAAATCATTAACGAAATAATCGATAAACTCATCTGTTGTTTCGTCAATATCTTTATAACTTAATAAATTCTTTGAACGGTCTAAAGCTTTTCCGTTTAGTTCCATCCATTCATAATATGCTTGAAGAAACTCAACAAATTTAGAATAGTCAGGATTGTCCCTGATGAACTCAGGGAGCTGCGACGGTATTAGTATCGAGGTCTTTTTATCTGTTGCCATTATTATGACTTAGCTGTTAAGTTTACGATGATAGCATTAGGATCAAAAGGATCCACTGTGATTATTCTATTATATGATGATGATATAATAGTAGAAACTGGAGTAGCACTAATAGTAAGTTGAGCTAAGTCATTTGTGACACCAGTAGGATTAAATGAATTTAGTTCTATTAATCCTGTTTCATAATCAATAGTTCCTACAGTTCCTATTATGATTTTTACACCATTAGAATTATAATAATATGTTCGCAGTGTACCGAATCTTCCTTCAATATTTGCTATACCAACACCCAAACTTCCTGTAGTATCTCCTTCAGCAGGAGTGATAACTACAGCAGCACTGGTATAATTGTTTCCTTTTGCAGTTACAGTTATTGATTTAATTGTACCATTAGTATTGATTTGTGCAAATGCTGTTGCACCAGAACCATCACCATTGATAGTAACTGTAGGAGCTTTTTGATAATTGATACCAGGATTTAAGATAGAGATCGACTCAACGCCACCAGTAGATGATGGAGTTTCCTCGATGTAAACATTGTTCAGTGTATTTGAAGCATTTTCTGGATCTCTAAAATCCATTGCTGGAAAACTTGTTACCCCACTTTGGAACATTCCTTTTTGGAGTTTTGTACCAAAAAACAATTTATAGCTTGTTGGGACTGTCAACGTAGGATAAAACTTTTTCTGAACTCTCAATGACAATTCATTCGTTATGATAGAAGGATCTGAAGCCTTAATCGCATCGTTTACATCAGTTGCTAAGAATGTTGAGTTGAAAGTATCTAATGATGCATCGGTCGAACTTACTATTGCAGCTTTTATTTTGTTCTTAATTTGTGCTGCTGTTAGGTTTGTTTTTCTTGGATCATAGAGAGCATTTGCTGTTATGTTTAAATAAGTGTAATCAGGATCAACCAAAGTTGGTTGTACTGTCAGAACAGAAATTGGCTCAATAACTTCTTTTATAATTCTTTCTTTTTGGGTATCAGTAAATGTATATGCACCTACAGGTTTAATTGCAACAAAAACTTGTCCATATACAGGAGGATCATTTTCTTGTCCTCCCCAAACATTCACAGCATCAAAAGCATATCCTAGTTGATTCTGTTGAATTAATGTGATATAATCATTTTTTGATACTGCACGGTTTTGTGCTGAGTATGAATTTGGTGCTTGAAACTTGATAGAATCGATACTTTCTTTTTCTCCACCATCTGTTGCTGATGTAATTGAAGATATAGAAGTATTAGAAAAACCTGTAAGTGAATCAAGTAAAATGAAACTGTTAGCACCTGCCGCTGCGGTACCATTGGTTGAAAGATAACTTACACGAACAATATTTCCATCAATTAATTTCTTACCTATAATACCATTACCAAAATATATTTCATAGTTACCATTTAATCCTTCTTGTAAGAAATATACAGTGCTTGTTCCATCCAATAGCAATACGTCACTTGCTTGTGTATATACTGTGCTGAATGAGTTTGTTCCAGATTCTTCTACTGTAACTTTTAATGTTGTGGTATCTATTGTTTCATCAGGAATTTCAAATAACAATTCAGGATTTGATGTAGTGTCAACAACGAATGAGTAGTCTACTGGAGTTCCTTGCTTTAGTGTTACATCAATAAAGTTTGCTTCACCCGAAACAACTGAAACTGTCTGTGCATCATCATTTACAAAAATATAGTTAACACCATCAATAGCTTCTGAAATAAACTGTGTGAATTTTGGAAGAGTCAATAAACTTGTTGTAACACCATATGATGTTAAATTAATTGTTGCAGCAGGTGCAATTGCAGATTTAGGAGTATAATTTAATAGTTTTGCCTGTGACACTACAGAACTTCTTTGTAGTGCAGTATCAAGGAACATTTCATTTCCTACCATATTCAGATAATATGCATTGTATTGCGTGTTATATGCAAGAATATCTAATAGAACTGAAAGACTCGAACCCGAAAAGTTATAGTCTTTAAATGTGTCTTGACTCTTTAAAAACGTTATTAGACTTGACTTAATATCTGCAAAATCTAAATCTGCAAATTGTATACTTGAGTTGGCTGTTGCCATTATCTTGACCTCTCAAGAAGTAGATTAATAGATGATGGTAATGTGTTATTTCCTACAAAGAATTGTAGCTCGACAAAGAAAGCATTCTGATCATCTAATGACAACACATTAACGTTAATTAGGTCGACCCTTGGCTCATAATTTACAATGGTGTTTTTTATTTCTGTTTCCAGGGCCGAAGCTGTTATTACTGTTGTTGGCTCAAACAAATAACCATTAACATTTGAGCCTAAGTCTGGCTGAAATGGTCTTTCATAAAAGTTTGTTAGGAGTAGATTTCGGACTGAACGAATTACTGCGGTATCATCATAACTCATTGAAACATCTTTGGTTATGGGATTCATTGTAAACGTTAAATCCAAATCTGAATATATTTTTTGTAGTGTGCTAGCCATCTTTTATTTATTCAGCCTCCAGCAAATACATTGGTTGAACCTTCTGCAACGGAAGTGCATCCAGAAATGGTATCACCAATTCTACCAGCACCTCTGCCGTTTACTTTTACCGTTGATGAACCAGACGCTATTGGTGCGGTATGAGCTGGACATGGTGTACCGGGTAAAAGATGTACAGTATTAATATCTCCTTGTCTAGACCAAGGAATCCCATTAACAAATACGTTCGGTGAGCCTTCTGCTCTCGTCATTCCTGAACAATGGGCAACATCTGCATCACCAATTCTAGTTGCGGCTGGCACGTTCTTTCTCCATTAGTTTTTGTAGTCTATCGTTCCATAATGCCATTTCATCATGCTCATCATGTGTATGTGGACCAGGAGGAATATCAGGAATGAATTTGATTATATTATCAAACTCATCGGGTATATCCTCATAGTTGTGAAACGTTTTTAATTCACCATTAATAAGTAATACAAATTCATGTGCCATATTAGTTCATATCTATTCTAGGTGCTGTAAATGACATATTGCCTTTAGAATTAACATCACATCTTCCACCAATATCTGCTTTAAAATTTCCTTTAATATTTAAATCTACATTACCATCTACCTTTACGTTCGCATTTTTAACAACATATACTTGTGCATCACCTTGAATAGTGACACTGCACTGTCCTTGAATATTGACAAAATCATCTCCTGCTACTATCTCATAGTTTTTACCTAATACTTTTGTAACTTTACTCCCATCAGGTCTCATCTCAACATAGGTACCTGTTCTATGAGCAAGATCAATTCTTTCAGCATTAGGAGTATCATCAAACTCAAGAACGTGACCAGATTCAGTTTCTTTTACATCATTATATGGTGGCACAGCAGCATATGCAGAAGTAGGTTCACTCCATGCTCCTCCTGTTGCTGTTGGTACATTCTTAGTTAAACTATTATTTCTTCTTCCTATAATTGTCTCTGATATTTTTTCGTTTCTGTATAATCTACTTGTCGTTGGTTCACCAGGATATCTTGGGTTTCTCTTTAAGCTTCCGTCAATCGGCTTTGGTGCTTTTTGAAGTTGCTCATTTGTTCTTGGATCATTGAAACCTTTTTGAGGATTGTTTTCATATGCAACAGGAATAGCTGGCATAACACCAAGATACACTGGCACTTGCCCCATAGGACCATCAAAGAAAAATCCAAACACCCAATCACCTTCAAGCGGTGTCTTTGATTCGTTTGAGGTGTTCGTCGGTAATACTGGTTGTGCCCAAGGCAAATCTGCTGTAGGTATTAAATTCTTATCTGCTGTGTGCCAACCAAAAATTCTAATTTGACAACGACACATATTTAATGGATCATTTCTACTTTCTACGACACCTACCCACCAAGTAAATCCATTCATTCCTGCAAAGACGGTTGTTTGATCCATTATTTCTTCACTCCTGCTACTGTATTTTTAATTATGGGTCTTTCATTATCAACTTGTAGATATGCTTGAGGTAAACTATCTTTTACAATTTCAATGATCGTGTTATATGCAGCAGTTTGAATAATATGTCTTACCGCAGTCACTAGATATTTTCCAGAATAATATGGATCTAATTGTTTTGGATCGTTAGTAGAAGCAGGATCCTGTGATAATAAATCAAATTTGATTGTTGAACCTACGGTAACATTAGGATCACCAGAAATGTATAGTTTTGCTCTGGTGTAATTAGCAAGACTTATTTGTGATTTTCTCTGAGAAAAAAATGTTTCGACAAAAATATCTTTTGTGACTGAACCTGGTCTAGCTTTAATGTAATCTACTTTTTCCCAACCACTATTCGTTCCTGATAATTTCAAACAACCTTGAGGTGCTTCATACAAAGCGTTACCAAATCTATTTTTTAGATTATTAACAATAGGATTTTTATTTAAAGATTTTGATTTGTTATGATAATTAAGGTAATTAAAATCTGTTGTTTTATAGTTACGAAGAAGTGGGTCTATTGTAATCAATCTATTTGCAAAAGTACCAGAAGAAATTCCTTCAATTACATTAAAAGAATTTAATATTTCATATCCAAGAACATTGAACACTTCTTTGTCGATGTTTTTATCATAGTTTTGCATACTAATATTCTTTGGACGATATTCGTATGTGTAATATGGAGTTTTCTGAAATAACGATTGTAATGATGCGAAATTATATCCTTTTGCATTTTCAAAGAAAAGCATATCTGCACCAATCTGTGTTGCCGGCTGAGCATACAGAGAAACCATATTAATGGCTTCAAATGGCTTCAGATTTGGAATTATGATACTATAAACACCTTTTGTTTGTTCTATATTTCTAGCATCATATTTGTCCTCTGGTACTTTTAAGTAGGTAAGAAGAACATCATTGACAATTTGAGATACACTTTTACCATTATATGATTTGCTTATCTTATACTGTTCAGACAAAACTAATTCATCAGAGCAGAAGTTTATTACATAGTTTTCTGTATCAAATCCTGTAGTTTTTTGTCTGTTGCTTATATTGTATATTCTGAATATTTTGTCAATTCTTATGTTAGGATTTTCGTCTTTACCAAAAGCCATGCGAATATATTCATTTCCGTGCATACCCATCTTTTCAATCACACCTTGAGCATCACTTATTAGAATTTGACCAGATACAGAGTTACTGTAGATATCTTCAAAATAAGATAATTCTACTAACATTGGTTTCAAGTCTATTGTAATAAATTGTCCAGATAGAACATTTAAGGCTATCAGAGTATAGTCTTTTGAATATCTGATGCCACTTTTCGTATTATCTGTGGAGTAATCTCTATTTACTCCAACGGTAGTATTGTCTACTAATGTTGTTGTCATGTTATGTACTTAATAATGATTTTAATCTTTCTTCCATTGATCCAGCATATGATCTATTAACAATATTCACTTCTCTCTTTGCTTCATTTGTCTCTAATTCATAGTCATAGATATCTTGTGTTTCTCTAGTCTCAGTCACAGTAACATAGTTCAATTCACTAAAATATTTTGTAGTTACTAAATTGACAGGAAGGTTAGCATATGTTTGTGCATCTACATTATACTTCATTGTAGTTTCTGTTTGTGAACCAGAATCATAAGTCGTAACAACTTTTTTATAGTATTTAACAGTTGATTTTGTATATGCAATAACTGTTTGATTGTTAGAGTTCGCTGCATCATAATATTTGTTTTGAAGATATGCATCAAAATTTATGTTTGATAATGCAAGATCCCATTGAGGATCCATTGTGTTATTTCCATATAAGAATATCCAATATCTGTATGGATTATCATAATACTTAGATGCTATAATTTCTGGTGTATCACCATCCTGCATAGTGTACTTATAGTAAAGAGCAGGATTCTTTAATAAACTTGGAACTATATTTACTCTAGCTAAAAGATTTGTTGATAGATTAACATTTCCTTTACCATCTGAAGTAATAAGTTTTGGAAAATTACTAAAATATTTCATTATTTTATCTCATTTGATCTATTGAAGTATTCATTCTAGTTCTATCAAGAATATCCATTTCTTTGAATGACAGAGTTAATCTTGTTTGAACTGGTGCACCACCAGAATATGCTGCCCAACCATTTGGTGCATAATCTACTGAAATGTCTTCCAATACACAATCACCAACCTTGTACAATCTATCATTTTCAACACCCGCAGAAGCAGAACCAAATCTACTAGCTAATGCATTTCCTAATGGTACTCCAGGAATAATACTGTTTCCTGCTTTCTGTAGCATATTCGTCAAACTTGAAAATTGTCCAGTTTGAGCCACCTTAAAACTCATATTAAATATTGATGGAGGAATAAAATACATACCTTTTGTTTCTGTTTGAACTGTCGGTGCTGCTGCATAAATGAAGGAATTTACAATTGCAGAAACTTGATCTGATTCTTCTTTTGTACTAGGAGTAAAAAGAAATTCCATGCTAAATGTTCTAAACCCAACACCCTTATAAACTAATTGAAGTTGAGGGTTGATTGCTAATCCCATTGCTCTCAATCCAAGAGTAGTTGTTTGCATCCCTGTAGTTGCATCTACTGCTCTAAGTGCTGCTTCAGCACCATAAGCATTGACATTTTTAGCTATGCTATTTTTCATATTGTCACCACCAACACCACCTTTTTGTAAATCTTCTGCTAAAGAACCAGCAGCTCCAGCAACTCTATTCATACTGTTAGTTGCATCCTGAATATATAAGTCACTATATTCAGCATGATAGTTCATTGATAGTGTATCGGGCATATACAATGATATTGTTGTTGCCACTTCTTTTTTGTCTGGCTTTAAGTATGATTGTAAGTTTTGTGCTATGTCAGCACTTTTTGCAGTCACCGCTTGAGCTTTTCCACCAAGTTCTTCTTTTTTTGTCCCACTTATTGAATCAATGGTTCCTATGACATCAAATTGTTTAGGAATTACATTAAATATAGTGAAATGCACTATGTGCATTCTTGAAGGTTCATTACCTAGACTTGCAGGGTATTTGTAATTAAAAGGAACATTTTTATTACCAAAAAGTCTGTCTAGAGGTCCTTTGAGAACTCCAGTTAACCCACCTGTGGATATTCCGCCAATTTGATTTAAGAGAGCCATGGGTGTTAAATAGATAAGAGATTAATGAAAGTATTTATATGGCATATTCTGGACGATTTAACCCAACAAACCCACAAAAATACATAGGAGATTACAGGAATATCATCTACAGATCATCATGGGAATGTAGGGTGATGAACTGGCTCGATAAGAATCCTGATATCATGCAGTGGGGTTCTGAAGAACTTACGATACCATACAAATCTCCTGTAGATGGTAGATTTCATCGTTATTTTCCCGACTTTATCGTTAAAGTCAAGACGAGGGAAGGTAAAACAAAAACGATGATTATTGAAGTGAAACCTGACCGTGAGACAAAAGAACCCAAACCAAGAAAACGATTGACCAAACAGTATCTACAAGAAGTTGCAACCTATGGTGTCAATCAAGCCAAATGGAAAGCAGCAGAGGAATATTGCTTAGATAGGGGTTGGGAGTTCAAAGTAATCACAGAAAAACATCTTGGTATCTAACATAAATATTCAATGGAATCTAAACTCACTCAATTAGCACAAGAACGATCAATGCTTGACTATGAAATATTGTCAAAGCAAAGTATTCGTTGGTTTCAGGAACAAGTAAGGAATCTTCGTAATCCTGCTCAAATGTCAAGAGCAATCATTCGTGAACAGGAAAGAAAGCAGGCAAGAGTAATATTAGGAAACTTATACTTCTTTGCTTATGATCCAAAGTATGCTGAGGTTTTGCCATACTATGATATATTTCCATTAGTATTGGTATTGAAAAGAATGCCAGATGGATTTTTAGGACTCAACTTTCATTATTTGCCACCTACTGTTCGTGGCATGTTAATGGATGCATTGATGCCACTTGCCATTACCGACGATGACGGAGAGGGCATAGAAAGGGTCAGAATTACGAACAAGACCTACGATATGCTGGCCTCATCCAGACGCTTCAGAGCCTTTCTACCCTGTCTGAAGCACTATCTTTATGATCACATGGCTACACGACCTTTGAAAGTATTTCCCAAAGAATGGGAATCTGCACTATTTCTGCCAGTAGAAAGATTCCAAAAGCAAAATAAGAATTCTGTATTTAAAGAATCCATGAGGAAGATAAGGAAAAAGTAAATGCCATCATTAAACGAATTTAAGGCAAGCTTCAAAACTGACTTAGCCAGACCAGCCAGATTTGATGTAGAAATTCCAGTTCCACTGAAGCTTGTGGCATATCTGAACACAGGAAGACAAATTAAATTAAGATGTGAAAATGCGGAACTACCAAGCAAAACTATAGCAACCGCAGAAAGAAAGATTTATGGTCCAACAGAAAAACTTCCATATCTGACAACATTCAATGATACAACAATGACTTTTATGGTAAGTGATGATATGAGTGAAAAGAAATTATTTGATGCTTGGTTGAACTTAATTAATCCAAAAACAACATATGATTTTAACTATAGACAAGATTACATTACGCCAATTACCGTAAATCAATATAATGTAAGAAATGAACTTTCATACTCACTTACTCTGATTGATGCTTTTCCTGTTTCTGTTAATCAATTAGATTTAGATTGGAGTAATGAAAATTCGCATCATAAACTCTCTGTGACTTTTGCTTATTACACTTGGGAAAATAACTCTCTTGCAGCATTTGCAGAGGATCTTATCAGTGCCGGAGTTGGAACTGCTGTTGATGCAGCAACAAGTGCATTAACGAAATATGCTGGTGGTACATCATTTAATCCTTTTACTAGTGATGGAACTGGCGGAAAAATTTATGATATGAAATCCATTGCTCAAGGATTTGCTAAATTTAAAGATTAATTTATTATAGGAGATTGTTATGGCTTTGCCAAAAATAGATACACCAATTTATGAACTTGATTTGCCTTTGTCTGGGAAACACATTCGTTTCAGACCATTTCTAGTCAAAGAACAAAGAAACTTACTGATGGCTCTAGAAGCAAATGATGCAGATACTATTGAGCAGAACATTCGTCAAGTGTTACACAATTGCACACTGACTGAAGATATTGATATTGAAAATCTTCCTATTACTGATATTGAGTATTACTTCTTAAATCTTCGTGCAAGATCAGTAGGTGAAGTTGCTGAAAACAAATACCGTTGCAACAATGAAGTTGAAGATAAAGAATGCGGTAATATTATGGAAGTCAACATCAATCTGTTAGATATACAGGTAGAGAAGCCTGAAGGAATATCAGACACGATCAAGCTGACAGAGAACATAACGGTCAAGCTGAAATATCCAGAGTTTTCTATTGTGAGAGAAACAAAGAACACAAAAGACATTTCAGAGTTTGCATTGAAGATGATCGCTGATAGTATTGAATACATTCATGATGG